AACTTTAAAGTAAAAGAGAATCCACTTCCTTGGTTGGAATGGGTATTAAATGGTGCAGATCACACAAACTTCTTTGAAAATCGTGTAACCGAATATGAGGTTGCTGGTTTACAAGGAGATTGGGATAACGCCTACGCAAGTTAATTGAGTAACAAATAATGATTGATATAGTACCATTTCAAAATGTTTTAGATCAACTTAAGGACGATGGAAACTATCGTGTCTTTAACGATATAGTTAGAGAGCGCGGTAAGTTTCCTCGTGCTACATGGTATTCTAAATATAGTCCAAAAACAATAATTAGTTGGTGCTCCAACGATTATCTAGGTATGGGTCAAAATCAATATGTGATTGATGCGATGTCTACTGCTTTAGAAAAGACAGGAAGTGGTAGTGGAGGAACACGTAATATTGGTGGCACCTCTCACTATCATGTTACGTTAGAAAAAGTATTAGCTGATTTGCATTCTAAACCAGCTGGTCTTTTGTTTACTTCAGCTTATGTTGCAAACGAATGGAGCATGATCGCTCTATCACGTATTATTCCAAAAATATGTTTTGTTTCTGATAATAAGAATCACGCTTCATTGATTGTTGGGATAAACCACTCTCGCGCTCATAAACATATATTTGAACATAACAATATGGAATCGCTAGAAGAGTGTTTACAAGTTACTGTTGAAGCTGGTTATGTACCATGTATTGTATTTGAATCAGTATATAGTATGGATGGTGACGTTGCACCAATTGAAGAGATTTGTGATTTAGCAGATCAGTATGGTGCAATAACTTATATAGATGAAGTGCATGCCGTAGGTTTATACGGAGACACAGGTGCAGGATACTGCGAAAAATTAGGATTACAAGAGAGGGTAGATATAATTAATGGAACTTTGGGAAAAGCGTTTGGTGGCCACGGAGGTTATATTGTTGGTGATAATGTTGTGCTTGATGCTATCAGAAGTGTAGCAAGTGGATTTATATTCACAACTTCTTTATCTCCTGTAATGTGTGCAGGCTCTATTGCCTCAATACGATACTTGCAAGACCATAATGAGATTAGAGAGAAACACCAACGTAACAGTTCAATTGTAAAAGAAATGATTATAGAAGCTGGACTCGAAGTACACGAAGAAGCTTGTACTCATATTATTCCAGTTATGGTTGGAGATTCTAAACGTTGTAAAGCAATGTCAGATTATCTCTTAAACACTCATGGAATCTATATACAACCAATTAACTATCCAACTGTTGATAGAGGAACAGAACGATTAAGAATTACGCCCACCCCCATACATACAACCACAATGATGTATGAGTTAGTTGAGGCACTCGTAGACACGTTTGAAAATATTTAAATTTGCCTAAATAATTATTATGAAATGGTTAACTTTATTCACATCACTTACACTGGCAACAACAGCTGCCTACTTTAGTATTGTCGGTTTAATGACAATCTTTAGTGGTGCTGCTTTGAGTATCGCCTTTATGGCAAGTGTACTTGAATTTGGTAAAATTGTTTCTGCTGCGTGGTTACACTACGAATGGGAACGTATTAATAATTTAGTACGTGCTTATTTTACTGGTGCAGTTATTGTTCTCATGCTTATAACAAGTATGGGTATTTTTGGATATCTTTCCAAAGCACATATTGATGCTGCAATAACCGGTGATAGTTTTAGCCTTGAAGCAAGTATTTTAGATAAGAGATTAGATGGTAAGCAATTACAACTAGATAATCTTACAGGACGATTAGAGAGTTTAGATTATGTCTTACAGACAAGTCAACCGAAAGATCGTAACTATGTTAATAAAGTACAGACAACAGAACGCAACGAAATTAATGCTAGTATTGATTTATTAGTAGACGATATCGTAGAATTGAACGAAAAGAAGATGCCAATATTAAGACAGCAATTAGACCAAGAAGCAGAACTTGGGCCTGTCAAATATATAGCGGACATGATATATGGTGACGATGCAGAATCTTATTATGATAATGCAGTTCGTTGGATTATATTAACAATCATATTCGTATTTGATCCTCTTGCTATTATGCTCTTAATTGTGAGTACAGCAGCATTTAAACGTGAACGAGAGAAACCCGCTAAACCTCTTATTGATGAGAATCAAGTAATGAATATGGAAATTGAAGAACAACGTAGTGATGGGACAGGCGGACTATTCTCTGCGGTAACGAGACGAAAAATATGAGTATCAAAATGATAGGTGACAATGTGTTAGTAGCAGCGGCGCCAAAAGAAACAGAGACAGCGGGTGGTATTATATTATCATCTGAAGTTAAAGCAACAGCATCAGAACCTGGTGTAGTAATTGCTAAAGGGCCAGAAGTAACTTGGCTCGAACAAGGCGATACGGTATATCTCCAATGGGATAAATCAATGCCAGTCAGAATTAAAGGACAAGACGCTGTCATAGTCCATTCCGATTATATCAGGGCAGTAATATCATGAACATGAAAAAATTAATGTGGGGTGGTTTAGGATTCCTTTCATTAGGTGTTGCATATGTAGGAGTTATCCTACCAGGTATTCCTTTTAGTATTCCTGCTGTATTCGCAGCTTATTGTTTTGCTAAAAGTTCAGATAAAATGCATGCATGGTTATATGGACATAAATTGTTTGGACCGTTTTTAACTAACTGGGAAACAAAGAAAGTATTTCCACAAAAGGCAAAGTACATGATGTTAGGCATGATGGCTTTCGCTTTATTGTGTATGATAGTATTTACAGGGAACTGGAAAGCAGTAGCTTATTCAGGTACATTTATGACCCTTGGTGCGCTATGGGGGTGGAGATATCCTTCTACACCAGAAGAATATGATCGCCGTAAAGCAGCTGGGGAAAAAATAGGATTGTTTAAGTAATGGACGAAGATTTTCCGACACACAACGATTATGATAATTGGCTCAAAATGAACGCGTTTATGGAACACATGCGTGCGGCTCATTGGGCTCATATAATGGAACTTGAGCTTGATCGCTTAGATGAAATAGATATGATAGTTGATTGTATGGAGGAGTTTCCGGAAGTAGAAGAATTATTAAAGGAGATTATCACATGAGTCTTAAAGTGAAGTTAAGAAAGTATCTATCCCCAGAGTCACACAAAGGTACTATAGTAAATTTATATGTCTAAGAAAACAACTGAAGAAAAGATTTTGCAGGTAGTTAACCTGTCACCCGATGAGTCATTCATCGAAAAACTAACAGATATACATCCAATGACCCAAATAGCATACGCAAGTGTGTTACAGGTTGTTGTGTTTGGATTAATGTTATTATCGTTTGCATCTATTAATTATGTAATAACAAATATTATAGGTTGACAAACGGTTAAAAGTGTGATATAATATAAATTAAATTATGTTCAGGAGAATATTATGAGTGATTTTGAAATTTCAAACAGAGGTACAACCGAAGAAATTAGATTATCCAGACAACTCGCAAATGAGGTGGATTGGGTAATTCAATCAGGTGGAGTACTTGCTGTCCAGATAGAAAACGCGTATAAGCCATTAAAAGCTTTTTACGAAAGACAACTTGCAAATGAAGGTTATGAGGAAAGTACTTTCCCTAAGCCTTTGCAGAACGATTTATTCAATAAGGAGATTTGGGAATAATGCCAAAAATCTATGAGAGTCCCGATAAAGGGAAAACGGTCTATGCAAGAGAAATGGGCTCACCTGTGAGTAGCCGGACTCTTGTAGAAGAATTAAAGAAACCTTATACTAATGGAGTTGTAGGAATGGACAATTCAGAAATAGAATTAGCTCGAAAAGTTTCTAAGACTTGGAGCATGGAGCAAGATTAATGACTGAATATGTTAAAGTGAGTTGTGTGTCTATGTTTAGACAAACCTATATGATTCCTGTTGATGAATTGCAGCAAGAGAATACTGAAATTGATATTCTTCAAGATCCAGCTAAACAAATAGAATGGGCTGAAGATAGTGTATCATCAGAATCAGTAGATGAGTTCTCTCAGAAGTGGTTGGGTGAAACTATTACAGAATCTTCTATATTAACAACAGATCAAGTATTAGATTTATTTGATAAAGATAATCCTAATCTTGTTAAAGAATGGGATAGAGAACGTAAGTTAAAATTCGTTCGTAATTGGAAGGTACCAGCTCATCCTACTGCAAAGTGATTAAAATTTATGGTGTTGCCTCTTGCGGTACTTGTGAAACTGCTAAGAAAAAATGTCAAGAGTTTGGTGTCGAATACGAATACTACGATATAGTATACCGACGATATTATTTAGAAGCTGTTGAAGCCAATGCTGATATGACTAAAATTCCACATATCATTGTAGATGGTGAATACATAGGTGATTATAAAAACCTATTAAGCTTTCTCAGAGGTGTAAGATATGGAATTAAAGGAATATAAGTGTTAGATAAATTCAATCACTGGAAAGATGTATGCAAGGTACATTGGAAAGAAATTGTTACACTATCGGTAGCATTACATTGGATAGTTGACTTGTTTATTTTAGGACCTATTGTATTCTTTTTAGGTGTCATGTTTGGTTTACATTTGGAGCATTAATATTAATGTTAGATAAATTTTTAGATAACTTACAAGCGTGGAGTATTACCGCTTTAGTATATGTTGGTATGGCTTTATGGTGCTTAATATTTCTTATTATAGGTTTTAGTTATTTGTAGTATAAATAACCGTTATAAACAATAATAGGGTTATTAACATGTATGAATATAGAACAAAATTAATTAAAGTCGTTGATGGTGATACAGTAGACGTAGATATCGATCTCGGCTTTGGAATCTGGTTAAGAGATGAACGAGTCCGTATTATGGGGATTGATACTCCAGAATCTAGAACTCGAAATAAGGTTGAAAAACTTTTTGGAAAGGCAGCTAGTAAAAGATTAAAAGAATTACTAGGACCAAAACCAGTATTGAGAACTCAGGTTGCTCGTGATGGTGAAGATATGAAAGGCAAGTTCGGTCGTATCCTTGGAGACTTTGATGTCTACTGTTCAACAACAGACTCATGGCGTCCAGTGACAGTTGTGTTGTCTGCGGAAGGTCATTGTGTACCTTACACAGGTGGATCTAAAGAAGATACTCTTGCTGCTCATTTAGTTAACAGAGAAAAGTTATTAGAGTCAGGTTATGTTGATAAGAAACAATATGATAAGCTAATGGCTACAGGTAAATATATTTAAATAATGGAGAATTGTTATGCCAATCAAATTCAAAGAAAATCAAGTAGTTAGAGATAAGGCTACAGGAAAGAAAACCACTCATAGATTTCATATGAACGCAACTGCGTTAAAGGAATTACTTGAAACATTTTCAAGACGTGGTACTTCTCCAAAACTTAGGCAAAAGATACGCAACGAATTGATTCGAAGAAACGTTGAAATTCCTGCGATCGCTGATTGAAAATAAGTCAATTATTTTTCATCTAGGGGTTGACAAGGGCCCCAAACTGTGATATAATATACTTATATTGAGGGAAACACCCCCGTCGGTAAGAGAAAGTAGAACTCGCGGTTCTACACACCGAGGAGATAGTTTGCACGAGATGACGACATTATCGATCGTTCAGAGGCAAGATTAAAGGTGGACAAACCCGTACGGTAGCTTAAGGAAGACCGATCTAGGAATAGATGTAATCACACGGGTACAGAACGAATCAATATAGACTGAGGCGAGCTCGGGTATGAAGAAACGCTTGATACCATAGTGGGAGAGAAACCCCGCAGTCGGAAAGGGATAGGCTATTAGGTTTGCGCCTTATAGCGACACAAGAACTTAGCGGTTCAGGATCTTTTATCTTTAGGAAATTCAGGAGGCTTAATTGCTACCCCTGCTTGGAATACTGATATTAACGAGTACGATGTAAGTCCGAGGCCAGCCAGTCGCTCTATTTTATATTATGAATAAACCCAATAAAAACTTTCTAATTAACTTTAGTCCACTATTGATAGTGGCTGTTGTTATGCTAACTATAATCATCTGCTCTTACTTAAATGATAGAGAAGAAGTAGTTGGATACACAGACCACGGAATTCCTATTAAAAAGAAAGAAATAAAATGAAAAAAACAGTTGACAAATACACTTTGATGTGTTATAATAATACCTATGATATACAATAATAAAAACAAACTGATTAATGGTAGAACCGTTGATCTTAAGCCAGGGCCTAGACACCCTAAAGATAAAAGACCGCAAAGGGACATGCCTTTTGATATAGCACTTAGAAAATTTAGAAAACAGATTGAAAAAGCTGGGATCGTAAAAGAACTAAGAGCTAGAGAATTTTATGAAAAGCCAACTGCAAAAAGAAAGCGCAAGAAGGCAGAAGCATGTAAGAGAGAAATGAAGAGAGTATCTTCAGAGTTCAGCCCTTATAATGCAAAAGGACAAAGACATTACAAATAAATGTTAAAAAAGGGTTGACAAACCCTTTCTAATGTGATATAATAGTTTTATAGGTTGGTGGGTAAAACCATGACGGCGAGATGGAATCACGGAGTTAATAGCTCTACCATTTAAGACCCACGACGGATATACTGCCTTCGGGAGCAACACCCTTACTACCGATACGTCTCCACGGAGAGTACCATACTGAGTAGGAACGGAACGCCAAAGAAGCGACCACCAACCACCTTTTTTATTATGGAGTTTTTATGGCGTTAGCACGAGGATTATCTACAATCCAAAGCAAACGATACGTATCTAAAATCAACAAAGCTCGTCTAAAAGAGCTTGAATTAGAGTGGCGTAAACACAACAAATTTATGAAGCAGAAAGGTATGCACGATCTGAGATACGATAATTTCTCAGACTACCTTGACTACTGCTTTGGTAAAATCAAACTTAAAACTACTTTCCAACCTTACGAGGCTAAAGAGACTTATCGTCGACAAGATAATAGCGATAAATATCCATCAGCTGCGATGACAAAACCAAGTCAAGCTATTGACAATAGTTGGAAGGCAGAAGAAAGTAAAAACTTTACAGTAGCACCTGCATATAACAAAGGTGCTTATCAAGTAATTCCACGTACAGATGTACAGCATATAGGTAAATAATAAATGAAATGGCCAGAGAGACAACCGTGGCATGACGGTTTTAGAATGCAATTTGATTATGATGATTATATCATGTCAGTTGTACAATTTACAGGTTCGTATGGACATAGAGCAGGTTTATGGGAAGTAGCCTTTATGGATAGAGCAACTCAGGACTTTGTAGAACCACCACTTGACTTTATGAGTGAATATTCGTGGTCAGGCGACGTTGGTATCTATGGGCATCTCACTGATCCAGACGTTGATAGAATCCATGTTGCAATGAGCCAGTTGGGAACACTATGAGTAAGTGGCACGGTGGTAAAGGCTCAGGCCGTAGAACAAATCGAGATGATAAAGCATACTCAGATAATTGGGATAAGATCTTTGGTAAAAAAGACGATAAAGATCTAGGGCTTGAAGGTGACACACGCGATCCTATAGAGAAATACTCACACCCAGTTTACACAAGATATCCACATTTAAAAGATGAGAAAGATGAAGGTTGAGTACTTAATGAAAATATATGTTGACAAATCAATTTAGATGTGTTATAATATACTCATAAATTAAATAATGGAAACGCTTATGGAAAATATAACATCGCTACCCACTCTTTATAAAAGAGATACAAAAGGTAAAATCAGACAACTAACTATCCAATATGGATGGGACTCTGATGATGTTGCAGCTGTTAGAAGTATTGCAGGGTTACAAGACGGAAAGAAAGTCACATCAGGCTGGAACGAAAGTAAAGCAAAAAATGTTGGACGTTCTAATGCAACTACTGCACAAACACAAGCAATATCTGAAGCAATGAGTCTCTTTGATCGTAGAATCGAAAAAGAATATTTTAAAGATATCAAAGACATTGATTCTTATACTGCATTTAAACCAATGTTAGCTGGTGGTTATAAGCAAGACGATGATATGTTTCCAGTAATTGCTCAACCAAAGCTTGATGGTATTCGTTGTATTGCGAACAAAAGCGGACTTTGGACAAGAGCAAATAAGCCAATCACGAGTTGCCCTCATATATGGGAAGAGATTAAACCACTCTTTGATAAGAATCCAGAGTACATATTTGATGGTGAGCTATACAACCATGCTCTTAAAGATGATTTCAATAAAATTACATCTCTTGTTCGTAAACAAAAAACTACAGAGGCTGATACTTTAGAGGCTGCAAAATTAGTAGAGTACCATGTTTATGATATGTACGACTCTTCTAATGGAGATTTAATATTCTCAGAAAGATTCTTTAAGCTATGCGGAAAACTTTCTAAAATGACAACAATCAAAACAGTCGATACAGTGTTAACACATACACAAGATTCTCTTGATGAACTATATTCAAAATGGACTGAAGACGGCTACGAAGGCCAAATGGTACGACATGATAAATCATACGAAAACAAAAGAAGTAAATATCTTTTAAAGCGTAAGGAATTTCTTACCGATGAATTTGATGTCGTGTCAATGTTAGAAGGTAAAGGTAATTGGTCGGGACACGTAAAACATTTTGTATTACGTAAACCTGATGGAACAAACTTTGGAGCAGGAGTAAGAGGTAAACAAGAAGTACTAAGTAAATTATGGGCTGATGGCAATATGCCAAATTGGGCTACACTCAGATACTTTAATGAGACACCTGATGGAATACCAAGATTCCCAGTTGTTATTGATTATGGATTTGGCAAGAGAGAAGACTAATGAATTGGAAATGTAAACAAATTAAGCAATTAGATGCTGGAGAAAAACTATGATGGAAATATTAGAAAACTTAGTTGGAATCATTTTTGTATCTGTATTTTTTATATTCAGTTATATAGGAATACATATGTCGTTTGAGAAAGATGCAAAGAAAAGTATTCCTTTAATTTGGGAGAAAGGTGGAATCCTCCACAAGTTTCTAAAACCCGAAGAATACAAAGTCTTTGATAAGTCTAAGATGAAATACAAAGACGGAGATAATACTTGAAGAAATTCACCAACGTATTATTTCTTACACTTCTTACTTCTGATGTCAATGCAAGTGCAATTGATTGGGACGTAGTTGGTAAAGGCGATCAGTGGTTAATTGATGAAAATACTTATTGCATGGCACTCAATATTTACCACGAAAGTAGATCTGAAAATCTTGCTGGTAAGTTTGCAGTCGCTGATGTTGTTATGAATCGTGTATATGATCGTCGTTACCCAGAATCAATCTGTGGTGTAATCTACCAAGCAGAAATGAAGCCGTCGTGGAAAGATCCTTTAAATATGATACCCGTAAGGAATCGTTGTCAGTTCAGTTGGTTCTGTGATGGAAAGTCAGATGAACCCAATGAAGAAGATGCATGGAACGAATCGCTTTTAGTTGCACATCAATCTATTAACGAAGGCCGTATGGCTGGTATTACAGAAGGTGCAACTCATTACCATACAACTTGGGTTGAGCCATACTGGGCAAGTTCACTTAATCAAATAGGAACAATAGGATCTCACATATTTTATCGTGCTGATTGATATAAATACCTCTTTTATGAGAGGTTATTATGAAATATGCAGGTGTTGACTACAGTTTAAGTAGTCCAGCTATATGTGTACATGAAGGTGAAGAATGGAATTATGATAATTGCACCTTTTACTATTACGTTAAACGCGATAAATTGCTACAGGGTGACAAAGGTAGATACCGAGCATCGATGTATCCCGACAACTGGACAACAGACCAAGAGAGATATAATCTCATTGGTTCTTGGTCACAAGAGAAATGTTTTGAATGTGACTTTGTTGGTATTGAAGGATATGCTTTTGGTGCAGTCGGTAGAGTATTTCAGATTGCTGAAAACTGTGGTTTGTTTAAACACAAACTATATGAGAAAGAAATTCCATTTGACGTATATCCGCCCACTATGATTAAAAAGTTTGGTAGTGGAAAAGGAAACGCAAATAAGTATTTAATGATTGAAGCCTTTGAAGAAGAAACAGGGGTTGACATTCGTGCAGAATGTGGTATAATAAACAATTCAATGAATCCAATAACAGATATTGTAGACGCATATTATATTTGTAAATTGGGATTCTATAAACAAACGGAACAATTAAATGATAGTAATATTTAACGGGCCACCAGCATGTGGTAAAGATGAAGCAGCTTCTTTGTATAAAGAGAAGTTTGGCTTTGGTAATTTATCATTTAAGTACCAGTTATTTAAAGAAACTATTAATCATTTTCAATGTGATGAACGATGGTTTATGGAAGGTTATAATAACAGAGACTTAAAAGAGCGTCAAGAACTTGCGCTAAACTGTATGTCTCGTAGAGAAGCTATGATCCACGTATCAGAAGATATTATGAAACCCAAAGAAGGTTTAGATTACTTCGGTAAAATGGTTGCAGAAGAGATCATCAATGGTCACAACTATGCGATCGCTGATGGCGGGTTTGTAGAAGAACTTGAGCCACTTATTGAAAGAGTCGGTGCAGAAAATATTATCATTGTTCAGTTAACTCGTGAAGGATGTGATTATTCTACAGACTCTAGAAAATATTTCAATGGCAATTTAATTAAAGAAGTTACTATTAATCACCCAACAGCAATTGATACTGCTTATGTCTTAAAAGAAGAAACTAATGTTAAGACATATCGAATACACAATAATGGCTCAGTTAGAAACTTCCATAGTGCACTGACTGATATTTACAATGAATTGAAAGAAGATTATAACATTGAACAAATTACAGCAGATACCAAAGCCTAACGTAATCAATCTAGCTGATTGTCCAGATCGTAAAGCATATACAGAGTCTGAGTTTTCAAAGCTTGGAGTCAACGATGTTAACATGCATGTCTACCAGCGATACAATAAAGATTCTATAGAATTTGTTGGAGACCCAGATCTATTAAAACAAATGACGCCAGGCGTTACCTCATCTCACCTACTTACCATTAAATGGTGGTACGAAAACACTGATGAAGAATATGGATTATTCTTTGAAGACGATGTAGATTTTTCTGCTGTAGAGCATTGGAACTTTACTCTAACTGAGTTTATTGATAGTGTTAAAGATGACTGGGGTGCATTACATCTTTGTAACGTTTTTGAATATCCATACGAATACGGTATTGAATATCCACCAATGGTTATTCGTCGTCGTAAGCTATGGGACCATGGATTACAAGCTTATGCTCTTACAAGAGAATATGCTTTAAAGATTATTGAATACTATTTTGATGGTGCAAAGGAAGGTGCTATTCATTATAAGATGCCATTAGGTGCACCACCTTCATTTGAAAATAATGTACTTCATGGTTTCGGCAAAGTTTATACCTTCCCGTTATTTAATCAGAACGTTACAGACTTTCGTTCAAAGAATATATATTATTATAACCAACAAGCACAATCTGCAATTTACTCATACGAGTTTTTAAAGGATTGGTGGGACAAAAAGGGCGCAAACAAAACGCTCGAAATGATTTTAGGAGAAGCAAATTATGAATGAGGAATTAAAATGAGTGTAGTATATAAAGGTGAGATCGTAGAATCAGAACTGTCCGCCAATTCAAAAGGTGGAACTGAAATGATGAGACAGCGTCTTGTTGATTCAGTTGACAAAGAGCTTTTAGAAAAAGCAGCTGTACATCTATCTCGACCAAGAGAATTGTATGAAGATGTACCAAACATCTTATGGTGCCACGATTTGGCAGAAGATCCAGAGAATAAGATTCTTAGAGATGGTGGTTGGAGTTTGTTTGATTGGTTTGTATTTGTATCTGCATGGCAAAGAGATCAGTATATTGTAAGATATGGTATTCCATATTCAAAATGTAGTGTGATTCATAACGCAGTAGAAACAGAATATAAGCCGAAAGAAAAAGATATGGAAACAGTACGTTTCATTTATCATACTACTCCCCACCGTGGATTAGAACTTTTAGTACCAATCTTTGATGCTCTAGCAAAACAATTTGATAATATTCATTTAGATGTCTATTCAAGTTTTGACATTTATGGTTGGCCTCAACGTGACGAAGCTTACTCAGGATTATTTAAGACTATTGAAGCTCATCCGAATATGACCTATCACGGTGCTAAGAGTAACGAAGAAGTTTTAGAAGCTTTAGACAAGTCTCATATATTCCTATATCCAAACATTTGGAAAGAGACATCATGTATTGCTTTGATTGAAGCTATTAAGAGTCAGGTTATTTGTATCCATCCAAACTATGGTGCACTTCCTGAAACCGCACAGAATGCTACGATCATGTATGATTGGACAGAAAATACTCAAGACCATGCCAATTACGCTTTTTCAGTAGCACGTTCATTGTTGCAGCAAATACAACAAAATCCTGCATACTTCAATGGGTTTACTTATAGCGATCGCTTTAACTTAGCAAGAAACAACATACAATCGTTCCAAGTTATGTGGAACACACTTTTAAGGAATATTACTAGTGGACAAAGAGAAACCAAGTAACGTAATTAATTTCCCAAGATTTATTTCAGATGCGCCAAGGACGGCTGAAGAAGTAAAAGAGAATCTTCAAATGTATAAGGAATCTTATGCTAATGACTTAGCTGAGATCATATGGGAAAACGTCCTATCAGAAATGGCTAGAGCAAACTGTGATTTTGACGAAGACATCAATAAGTATTTTCCAAATATGATATTGATCTTTGAAGCAATCAAAGCTTTACACCTACAAACTCTAGGCGCACCACATCCTTTACAAGAATTTGCACTAAAAAATGTGGCTATACTTGAGACAGATGAAGATGGAACAACGACTGGTGGGCTTAAAAGTACATTATTAGATGAATTAGGGGTTGACAAAGACGAAGATTTGTGATATAATAT